GGATAGTTTCTTACGTGATTAACAAAATGTTAAGAAGTGTTGACAAATGGGGACCCGGTGCTGCTGATGTTGTAGCGCAGTTTGCTATGGAACAGCTAACTACTAGTAGAAATCTTCAAAAGCTTTGTAGTGCTGACTTGTCCGAAGCAGCACAAGACGACGAAGACCAAGACCGTGATGAAGAGTCAACTAGGAGTGCTGCTGTTGATACTTTTGCTATAATGGAACTAGCAGTAACAATTAAACAAGTGTTTAAAGAAATAGATCAAGAGCTTCAAGCTGAAGGCGATCAAGAAAAGCTAGCAGAGTGGAGACGTACACTAAAGCAGGCTAAAGAAATGGCTAAAGATCAAATCAAAGGTTAAACTATGAGACTCAGCGAATTAAACATTAGAGAAGACGATCTCGACGATGCTATGAAGGACAATCTCAATCGAATGGGCTTGCGTGTTAATCCAGATCAAAAACCTGCTGGCACTGCGCCGAGTAAAACTGATACTGCTAAGTTAGGAAAAAAAGTTGACAAAGTAAGCAACGCCGGCAAAGCTTCAAAAGTTAAAAAAATTATCGGTCGAATACCGGTTATTGGTGGACCATTTCGAATTGGTGTATGGATCGGCGCCGCTCAGTTTGCTCGATGGGCTACTGACTACTATAACTACGTTGTTGGATGGGATACAAGAAACGACGGCACACCGAGCCCATGCGAATTAGGCAAAAGCTATAAAGCAGCCACAGATACATATCTCGATCCATTTATTCGAGACAAGTCTGGCAGTACACTCGGGTCACAATTATCAGATAAGATATTTGGTGCTTTACCCGGTGTAGTTGGAGCTATTGTAACACAAATGACTGTAGCAAGAACTGTAGCTGGTATGCTCAGGGTAATAGCACCAGCAGGCGGCCTGGTTGGTTTTGGTATTACTCTTATTGCTACTGCTATAACAGGCTTTGGTGCTTATATGGCTAATAAATTATCTCAGAAACTTTCTAGTTGGGGACGTCCATTTACTGACTTAGTAGCCAGTACCGTAATGATGGGTATTGGTGATCCGTTTATGATTAATAGAATGTGCGACCTAGGCAATTTTCTTGGCAAGCCTAATGAAAGTGTTGTACTTGAAAGCAATGCTATGTCTGCTCCTGAAAACCAAAAACGTCTTAACCAAATTGGAAAAGTATTCCAGGAAATTATTAACGAAACCAAAAACGATTTTAAAGAAAATAATCCAAAAGCATACAAAAAGTTTATGAAACTAGTAAAACGTGCCGAAAGAAAAACAGGCAACGATACTGCTACTACCGGCGGCGGTGGTGGCTATTAAATAAACGGCAATCCGCTTTCTTTAGTTGTCTCAAGATTTTCATTAATGATGTCAGTCATTATTATTATGTCTTCTCGACTGAGTGTATGCATAAGATCATGATATGACACAAATCCACGCATGAACCAACCGGTTTTGTAAAGACGATACTTGATTTCTTTAATCTCGTTTTCGTATTTTTCAATCAACTCTTCAATTTCAGAGTCCGAGAGAGGCATTAGCGTATTACGAAAAAACTCGAGTAATCGCTATTGTAAGAGATTTTATATTCGTTATCGCACAGAGTATTTTCATCGACCTCACCGGCGCACCGAACTGTTTGAGCTGAGTATGTAATTAAATCAACAAACTTTGTTATTTCATCAGCAAATGCTTTTGATATTTTAAGATCGTTATCTTCGATAAATTTACGTATAGTTTCGTTGTTTTGTTCAGTGCTTGTACTGTTAGATACACTGTGTATATACTTGATCAGCGATCGAGTAGTCATCTTAATAATTTCATCTGACAGCGTAGCTACTTGTTCAACTCGTTGATCTTGCGGCATTTCAGCAACCTGTAATTGGTAAAGTGTTTTTTGTTTTTGATAAAGAGCTATACCGAGATCTGACATTTGTTTGAATGTTATAGGACGAATATTAATAGTTAAGTCTTCGTACTGAAAACTTGACTCGTACGGTGCGTTGTCGATATATGTTAACACAGATTGAAGATTTACTTCAACGACGTTTGTTTCTCCGCACTTATTACAACTAGATGCAATATCTGTAGTATTGCCTATTGAAGCTATGCGTATGGCAGTTAAAAGGTATTCTAGATCAGTTTTAATTAGTTGCCACGGGTCGTTAAGTAAAGGTATACAACTTTTTAAAATGTTTACAACTGACTTACCTGAAAACAATGCGTCAGGAGTTTTAGTCATAATTTCATCAGCTGCGGACATTGCAAATACAGGAATTTGAACAAACTGATTATCTTCAAACACACCGTCGCTATAAAATTCACCACTCGAAGGTAAATCAATATAAAGCTTGGGTTGTCTTTTGTATTCGTCTAAAAAGCTCATAGATTTTTCCACTAAATAAGTATAATATATTTAGCCTCGAAATTTAGGTAGTAAAAAAAAATGGTAGATACAGTTACAATGTCCAAAGCGGATTTTACTGAGGCGTTAACTGAGGCATTCATTAACGCACACAGCAGAACTGACGGTTTTGATAATCTTAATCAATCTGCTAACAGTGCTGCTTCGTCATTAGATCAAGTAGGGAAGAAAGGGGCAGGCGTTCTTAACTTCCTTGACAATGCTGATAGGCAAGCTATGAAAGCAGTAACCACAGCACAAAATCGCCGCGGTGACTTTATGACTAATTTAGACACCTTAATAGGCGATCGAGCTCAAAGTTTGAAGTTTCCTTTCCAGCAAGCACAGCAAAGTATGGTCGGTGCTGGCGAAATGGGGCAAGCAGGTGTAATACTTAGAGACTTACAATCTGTAGGTGACACTGCTGCTAAACTTAATTTATCACAAGAAGAACTATCAGATTTTGCCAGACAGTCGATTGACGATCTTCGTGCTACTGGCGTAATAGGTAACGAAGCTATAAATGACCTATTGAGAATTCGTAATCAAATTAACGAAGAAACTATGGGCGTTGAAACATTTAGGGCGTTAGGTATTGCTGTAAATGAAATTGTACAGTACTCGTCGGACTTTGCTGGATTATATGGCCCAGCAATGCGAGGAAACTACGAGGGAATGAACGAGGCGCTTCAGGAAAATATTAGAAGACAGACTTTGCTTGCGCAAACTACAGGTATGAGTGTTAGTGAGCAAATTAAAGCAACTGAAGCAATTATGAAAACACCTGGTGCGCTAGCTAGGCAAATGGATCTAATTACTAACCCAAAAATGACTCAAGCACTAGTTGGGTTTAGTAACACTGTTGCTGCTATCGGAGCGAGTGACCTAGCTGAAGGTTTTATTAGCGGAGTAGGGCTGCCAACACCAGGTAACGAAATTGAAGCAGCACTAAAACCAATGACTACTGCGTTGTTGGGTGAAATTAATGCCGCAACGGCTCGAGGTGATGAAGAAGCTGTGAGAAGACTGTCGGCAGAATTACAAGTAGTGTATGCTCGAGAGTCGCAAGGAGTAATGCAAGAGTTAGGAAGATTTGCTCCGTATTTAGGCGCAGAATTTGGGTTCTTACAAAAAGATCTTGATCAACAACGAGCAACAATGCTAGGTGTAGCATCAAATCAAAATTTTGTAGGCAATCAAATGGCGCAAGCCCAGACACAAATCGAAACTAGACTTAACGACGAAGCACTTAAGGCATTAGCTAGTCTTGAAAGAACTAATGCTGACTTGTCTACACAACTACTACAAGCTGTTAACAAAACATACGGCGAAGAAGGCGCCGTACTAACAGCAGTAAAAGGCGCTAACGCACTTACTCAAGTAGCAGCAGATCTCACACAGTCACTTAATCAAATGATTAGCGGTGACTTAGCAACGATTAGAGTTCAAGCTGCTGAAATTTCTGCCGAGAACGCTGTTATAAACATACAAGGAAAGGTTGAGGCTGGCACTGCAACTGACCAAGATTTAGAAACGCTCGACAAACTTAATATTTTTCTTGACCAATTAAAAAATTTAACAGAAGGCGGCGAAGTTACTAAAGAATTTTTAGCTGCACAAAAAGATCTAAAACCTTTACTTGACAGTATGAGTGAAAAACGGCAAAAGGAAGAGCAGCAACAATACCAAGCTGGAGATCCAGGAGTTACTAATCAAGGCGGCGGCTTTTGGTCTAGCGTTGGACAGATGATAAAAGCACAGACTTGGGATAAAACAAAAGGACAGAATAAAGCTGACACTACTCCAACTGATGATCAACAGTCTGCGTTAATACCGTCGTTACTCGAATCGAGTAATAGTAAACTAGACATAATGAACGATCAGTTAACTAAACTTACTAGTGCAACCGGTGCGGCAGGTGCTATGACAGCAAGAGCTATTGATAAGAACGCAACGTACCAAGGAATGGAACAAAGAATAACTTAGTGAACAGTCGGCGGTGAGTCTTCGTCTTGCTCTATTTCAACGTCGTCGCTTAACTCAAGATCAGAATCAAACGTAGTATCTCCGTCTATTGTATTTAGGTAATCAGTGAGTGTTTGTTTGTACTGATTGTAAGACTTAACAAAACTCGAAGCAGCATTGCTAATTAGAAATACTTTAGACTTCTCAAAACTAATTTCTAAATTTAGGTTTACAGAAAACAGCCAAGGAACAAGAGACACATCGCCGTTATCGCTGTCAGATAATGTCACAGGTCGAATAATAGTTATTACATCAGCGTCCTCGTTGAGTACTTCTGCTAGAATTTCTTCACCTGAGTTTAATTTAAACGTCTTTACAATCATTAGATTTACTTTCTTTTTCAGTCTTAATTAGATTTCGTATTGCTTAGTTGTTAGTTTCGAACCGGCGTTTTGTTGATTATCGAGCACCGAGATTCGAGTAGGATGCGTCATATTTTACTTATACTATTTCTCATGAGTCTTACAATTAATATAAATATAACATCATAGCGAGAAAAAAACAACATGTCTTGGAAAAAATACTTTCAACCATACGACGGACAAGTAAGTCCAATAAGTGGAGGCTCGGGCGGCAGCAGTGCTGGCCCAGCAAGTGCTAATTACAGCAGTTACCTCCCTGATGTCTATACTGGTTCTCCGAACCGTACTGAACGTTACGGTCAATACAACACAATGGATATGGATAGCGAAGTAAACGCTGCACTTGATATCCTTGCTGAATTTTGTACACAACGAAATCATCAAGGTAACCACTTTGATTTTGATTTTGCTAAGCCAGCAACTAATTCTGAGATACAAATTTTAACGCAGTATTTGCGCCAGTGGTGTAAGCTAAATCAGTTTGACACTCGAATGTTTAGAATCTTTAGAAACACTTTTAAGTACGGGGATGAAATTTTTATTCGTGACCCAGAAACACAAAAACTTTTCCATGTGGATCCAGCTAACGTTTCTAGCATTATTGTAAACGAGAGTCGAGGTAAAGAACCTGAAGAATATAGAATTAAAAATATCAACTTTAACTTTAAAGAAATGGTTGCTACTACTCCTCACCAAACAGGCGGTAATATTCAAAGCGCAGGCGGAACTGGTTACTTAACAGGCGGTACCCGTGGTGTAGTAGGTACGCCAGCAGCGCAGACAGGCAGTCGATTCTTTAAAGATCAAAATGAACTCGGGGTTGATGCAGAACACGTAATACACCTAAGTCTTAGTGAAGGATTGGATAACAATTATCCGTTTGGTAACGCACTGCTCGAAACTGTGTTTAAAGTTTACAAGCAGAAAGAATTGCTCGAAGATGCGATTATTATCTATCGTGTACAACGTGCGCCTGAAAGACGAGTGTTTTATGTAGACGTGGGTAATATGCCAAGTCACCTTGCTATGCAGTTTGTTGAGCGAGTTAAAACTGAAATACACCAACGTCGTATTCCGAGTGCCACCGGCGGCGGAGCAAACGTAATTGATTCCAGTTATAACCCACTTAGCATTAACGAGGATTATTTCTTCCCGCAAACAGCAGAAGGTCGTGGTTCTAAAGTTGAAACACTGCCAGGTGGTACTAACCTTGGTGAGATCGACGACTTACGGTACTTTACTAACAAACTTGTACGTGGCTTGCGTATTCCTTCAAGCTACTTACCAACCGGCGCTGATGACGGTGCTGCTAACTTCCAAGACGGCAGAGTAGGCACAGCGTACATTCAAGAATTACGATTTAACACCTATTGCGAAAGACTACAAGGTCTTCTTATTGAGACCTTTAACAAAGAATTTAAGCGCTACTTGATTACTAAAGGTGTAAACATTGATACTGAAATGTTTGACTTATCTTTTGTTAAGCCTCAAAACTTTGCTAGTTACAGACAAGCAGAGCTTGACAATGCTAGAGTGCCAACATTTGGTCAAATGGCAGCACTGCCTTACATTTCAAATCGTTTTGCGCTAGAACGCTTCTTGGGATTAACTAAAGAAGAGATTGCTGAAAACGAGTTGATGTGGCAAGAGGAAAATGCTGCTGAAGAAGAAACCCCGGCAATGGATGCTAGCGCTGAAATGAGAATGGGCGGAATAAGTAGTGCTGGAATGGGCGCTGACCTTGGCGGCCTAGATGCTGAGCTACCAGATGATGCTGCTATAGATCTAGCAGGCGAAGGTGACATGCCAGATACTACAACGGCAGCACCTGATGCTGGTGCGCAAGCACCACCGACAGAATAACAGTTTAGGAATAAATAATAGTATGTTGCTAAGAGAATTTTTTTACTTTGACGAAACTATGGAAGACAAAGAAGACGTGTCCTATGATATAGGAGACGACGCTTCTATTGTGAAAGCCGATGATACTCGGGTAACACGTCTGCGGCTTAAAGATATTAGCAAGATTCGCAAAGCTAGTGAGTTCCATGATCAGCAAAAGCAATTAGAACTTACTAAGATTAGAGATCAGTATAAAGCACCAGCCGAGGCGGGTGGTATCTAATTATTATGACTCTTTCAAAAGAAGAGAAGCAAATAAAAAAGCAACAAAAGCGTGAAGCAAAACGCATTGCTCGAGAACAAAAAGAAAAACTTGAACATGTAGCTCCTAAACTAGATGCTAGCGCAAGCGCCGGCACTGCTTTTGTCGTAGGCAACGGAACTAGCCGTAGTGCTATTGATATTCACAAATTAAGTAAGCACGGCGTGGTATTTGGTTGTAACGGCTTGTATAGGCATAACACGCCTGATTATTTAATTGCTGTTGACGTTAAAATGATTCTTGAAATTAATCGAGAAGGTTACAATGTTCACAATCAAGTATGGACAAATTACAACAAAGCTTATGAAAATTTAAAGAATTTAAACTATTTTAAGCCATCTAAAGGTTGGAGTAGTGGACCTACTGCCTTACACATGTCAACAGAAAAAGGCTTTAAAGTTATCTATATTTTAGGATTCGACTATAAAGGTTTACAAGATGGCCGAAGATTTAATAACATATTCTCTGACACCAATAACTATAAAAAATCATCAGACGGCGCAACATACTACGGTAACTGGCTTAAACAAACTAAAACTGTAATTGAGCAAAATCCTACAGTACAGTACGTAAGAGTAGTTGATCACGATACTTTTATGCCGCCGGAGTTGGCAAAATTAAATAATTTGCGAACTATGAGAAAACAAGTGTTTATTGAGTTGTTTAACAACAAAAATTAGCTTTGTAATAAGATTACTCAATCTTAATATAAAATATACCAAAAAATGCCATAAAACTATCGGTTTTTTAGTAATATACGTAAATAAAGGGACAGTTTACAATCATTCACAGTTTAGGTTCCTTTATTAGGTGAAGGTATCTTTTCTTGTTTGTAAATAAATTATGTATTAGAAAGGATATACAATGGAACGCAATAAGTTCGAAGAAATGCTTGAGCGTCTAGTTAACGAAGACACTCAAGGCGCAAAAGATCTTTTCCACGAGATCGTAGTAGACAAGTCTAGAAGTATTTACGAAAGCCTACTTGAAGGCGACATGTACGACGAAGCAGATGACGATGCTGAAGACATGGACGAAGATTTTGATCTAGAAGAAGACTTTGACATTGAAGAAGACTTTGATCTAGAAGAAGGTGACGACGACATGGAAGGTCCAGAAATGGACATGGAAATGGACATGGGCGATGATGACGACATGGAAATGGATGACATGGACGACGACATGGGCGAAGAAGGCGAAGGTGAGCTAGAAGATCGTGTTGACGATCTCGAAGGCATGCTTGATAGCTTAAAAGCTGAGATGGACGAACTTTTTGCTGATCAAGAAGGCGAAGATGACGACATGGAAGGTCCAGAAATGGACATGGAAGACGAAGACTTAGGCGGCGACGAAACTGACGATCTAGAATCTGACGTTGAAGCAGACGAAGACGACGACGTTGAAGAATCTTTTGATTTTAACGAAGCTGAAGAAGAAGACGAAGACGACGAAGACGATGAGCCTAAGAACGAGTCCGAAATGATGGCATCTTACCTTAAGAAGCTTGACGAGTACACACAGCCAGAAACTGCTGAAAACGACAAGCCAGGCAAAGGCAACAACGGCGACGGTAAGTCTCCAGTAGCTGGTGCTAACGACATGGGCGGCAATGCTGCAAATATCGTCGGCGGTGGCGAAGCTAAAGGCCGTCCTGCTCCTTCCGCTAAAGAAGAGAACATGGGCAACGTAAATACTCCGAACGCAAAGACACAGAAGCTAAGCAAGGGACCTAAGGGTGCTGATAAGAAAAGCGATGGTGCTAAGTCTCCGGTACGTAAAGCGTAAGTTAGCTTGAAAGGAATCAGGATGATCAACTTAAGAGAAAACCTAACATTTGACGAGGCCAAGATAGTTGTCGAGTCTACTAATGAAGGCAAGGATTTGTTCATGAAAGGAATTTTTATCGAAGGTGGCGTTAAGAACGCTAACCAACGTGTTTACCCTGTGAATGAAATTCAAAAAGCTGTCGAATCTATCAATGAACAGATCAAAGGCGGCTATTCGGTACTCGGTGAAGTTGATCATCCTGAAGGTCTTAACATCAACCTCGATCGTGTGTCACACATGATCGAAACTATGTGGTGTGAAGACTCAAAAGGGTTAGGCAAGTTGAAAATCTTGCCTACACCAATGGGCCACCTAGTTAAGACTATGCTCGAAAGCGGTGTTAAGTTAGGTGTTTCCAGTAGAGGTTCTGGTAACGTAAGTGAAGACGGTAGTGGCAACGTAAGCGATTTTGAAATTGTAACCGTTGACATTGTAGCACAACCAAGTGCGCCGAGCGCTTACCCAAGTGCTATTTACGAACACCTAATGAATACCAAAGGCGGATATAAGGCAATACAACTAGGCAAAGACGTCGTTAGCGACACAAAGGCACAAAAATATCTAAAAGAATCGTTGGTTAACATAATCAACGGTCTCCAATAACAGGAGAATAATATGTTGGATGCACTAAAAACATTATTTGAAGGTAATGTAATATCGGAAGAAATCCGTGCAGACATCGAAGAAGCGTGGGAAAAGAAGCTTCACGAAAACAAGATGCAGGCAACTGCTGAGCTACGTGAAGAATTCGCACGCAAATACGAGCACGACAAGCAAACAATGGTTGAGTCCATTGATACTATGCTTGGTGAGTCGCTTGCTGAAGAAATTGCAGAATTCCAAGAAGATCGTAAGCAACTAGCAGAAGCTAAAGCAAAGTATGCTGTAGCTATGCGTGAAAATGCTGATAAGCTTGAAGGTTTTGTAATGGAGCAGCTAGGCACAGAAGTTTCTGAACTACATGAAGATCAAAAATCAGTAGCAGCTAAATTTGAAAAGTTAGAAGAATTTGTTATCGAAGCTCTTACTAAAGAGATTTCGGAATTCTATAGCGATAAGAAAGATCTAGCTGAAACTAAGGTTAGACTAATGCGTGAATCAAGAAACGCATTTGACGAAGTAAAGAAAGACTTTGTCAAGAACAGTGCGCAACTTGTTAACAGAGTTGTAAGTGAATCACTTAAGAGCGAACTATCGCAACTTAAAGAAGATATCACAATTGCACGTGAAAATGATTTTGGGCGTAGATTGTTTGAATCCTACCAGCAAGAATATGTTGGAAGTCACTTAAACAAGAAGTCCGAAACAGCAAGACTCTTAAACGTTGTGTCTGAAAAAGACGCAAAGCTTAAAGAGGCAGCGAAGGCGGTTGCTGTTGCCAAAAAACTATCAGAAAGCAAGAATACTGAAATCAAGCTTCTGAAAGAGAGCATGGAACGTAAGGACAAGGTTGATGGTCTTCTAGCTCCACTTAACGTGAAGCAGAAAGAGATCATGAACGATTTACTAGAAAGCGTTCAAACTAACAAGCTCGAGACAGCGTTTAACAAATACTTACCTGCGGTGATTGAAGGGGACACTCCTAAGCCTGCAGCTGGTAAAAAGGCACAGATTAACGAAGGCACAGAAATAACAGGCAATAAGATAATTAATAACAGTTCTACAGCAGAGGCAGAGGGCAACGTAGTTGATCTCAAGCGTCTTGCAGGCTTAAAATAAGGAGAGACCAAAAATGTCAGAACTACTAGAAGGACGTTGGAACGACACTAAAGTGGCGTTACTTGAAGGCCTAGCAGGCAACAAGAAGTCCGTAATGGAAGCAACTCTTGAAAATACTCGCAAGTATCTTTCAGAGAGTGCAACAGCTGGCGCTACATCTGCTGGTAACGTTGCAACCCTTAACCGTGTGATTCTTCCTGTAATCAGACGTGTTATGCCAACAGTAATTGCTAACGAACTAGTCGGCGTACAGCCAATGACTGGTCCAGTTGGTCAGATTCACACCCTACGTGTTCGCTACAGCGACACTGCAGGTTCTGGCGCTGCTGGTGCAGTAGCTGGTGAAGAAGCACTTAGCCCATTCAAGATTGCTGAAGCTTACTCCGGTAACGCTACTACTGCTAAAGCAGATAGCACAGCAGCACTTGAAGGCTCCGCTGGTAACCGTCTAAGCATTCAGATCTTGAAGCAGACTGTTGAAGCTAAATCCCGCAAGCTATCCGCTCGCTGGACGTTCGAAGGTGCGCAAGACGCACAGTCGCAGCATGGCATCGACATCGAAGCAGAAATTATGGCTGCTTTGGCACAAGAAATTACTGCTGAAATCGACCAAGAAGTACTATCCAGCCTAGACACTCTAGCTGGTACAGCAGTTGAAACATACGATCAAGCAGCAGTATCTGGTACAGCTACTTTCGTTGGTGATGAGCACGCAGCACTTGCTGTTCAGATCAACAGAGCAAGCAACCTAATTGCTCAGCGTACACGTCGTGGCGCTGGTAACTGGGCAGTTGTAAGTCCACTAGCACTTACAATTCTTCAGTCCGCAACTACTTCTGCGTTCGCTCGTACAACTGAAGGTACTTTCGAAGCACCAACTAACACTAAGATGGTTGGTACTCTTAACAATGCTATGAAGGTTTACGTGAACACCTACGCATCCGACGGTGCAGCAGTACTAGTTGGTTACAAAGGTTCTAGCGAATCTGACGCAGCAGCGTTCTACTGTCCATACATTCCGCTAATGTCCAGCGGTGTAGTACTGGACCCAAGCACATTCGAGCCAGTAGTTAGCTTCCTAACCCGTTACGGTTATGTTGAACTTTCTAACACTGCTTCGTCCTTGGGTAACGCAGCAGACTACCTAGCTAAGGTTGCTATTACTAACGGTAACGTTTCCTTTAGCTAAGTTTAGCTTAATACAAGAAAATAGGGCCTACGGGTCCTATTTTTTTGACTTTTTTTAATTGACAAAAACTTTATTGTGCGTTATAGTAATAATACACATTAAAGGACTACATCATGAAAAACGTACTTATGTCTACCGCTATTTCAAGCGCTGTTTTCGCTATCGTTGGTTTGGTAGCTGGTTTACTGGTATTCGGTTCTAGTGAACCATCTGTCGAGACTGCTGAATTCAAACAGCATCATTTCAACGTTGAGTCTGAAGAAGTCGTCTGCGAAACAAGCTACTACAAACGGATGGAAATCATTGGTCGCGAAGAAAACGGTGACCCGATCGCCGATACAATCTCCTACCGTCGCATCACGCCACTGCTGAGCCCTAACTGGGTTTCAGCCAACTTTGACATCCCAGCAACGACTGATGATTGGGACGGGTTTCCAATTCCGGTTCAAGCCGACGTAGAAGGTGTTAAGTACGGTGTGGTTGCAACTGCCGTATCCACTGATGGGATTGTGTCTATGAACCTTCTCGTACAACTAAACGAGACACCAGTATCCAAAGAAGTCTACGCAGCAGCACCACAAGCAACCTGTGTGGTTGTATTCTAAATACAACCTATCTTATGATGATTTGTAATT